GGTCAACTGGCGCAGGGCAGGGCGGCCGACTGGCCCTATGCCACCCAGCAGCCAATGGTCGAGCTGGCCGCCGTGCTGCCGGTGGCCATCGGCACGCAGATCCCGCCCAGCCCAGTGCTGCGCGTGGCGCAGCCGGCCTTCGTGCCAGTCCAGCAGCCGGTGGCCAGGGCCATTCCGCCTGCGCCGGCACAGGTTCCCTTCGCCGCGCTGCCCCAGCTCAGCCAGGCCACCTGGCCCTACGTCACCCAGCAGCCTTGGCTGGAGATCGCCGCCCTGGTGCCGAATCTGGGCACCAAGATCCCGCCCGGCCAGGTGGCGATGGCGCCGCGGCCGCAAGCGGCACAGGCGCAGCAACTTGTGGCCAGGTCCATGCCATCAGCGCCGACACAGGTTCCCTTCGCCACGTTGCCCCAGCTTGGCCAAGCCACCTGGCCATACGCTACGCAGCAGCCCTGGCTGGAGATCGCGGCCCTCGTTCCCATCCTCGGCGTGCAGATCCTGCGCACCCCGGTGGTGCTGCCGCCGGTGCAACCGTGGCCCTATGCCGTGCACACGTCTGCACGGCCCAGCACCACCATCGCGCTCAGCGGCACGCAGCCGGTGGTCGTGACATATGGCGCTTTGGTGGGCAACCGCCCCCACGCACCAGGTACCCGCCCGGCCAACAGCCAGGCATCGGGCAGACCCGCCCACACACAGTCAACCGGTAGGAACCCAAGGTAACCATGGCCCTGAGACTCATCACCCCGCCCAGCGCGCCAGCAGTCCTCACCGCCGACGCCAAGCTGGCCGCCCGCATCAGCGGCAGCGTGGAAGACTCGCTGGTCGACGGCTGGATACGCACGGCCACCCGCATGGCCGAGCAGGCCACCGGCCGCGCCGTCATGCCGCAAACGCATGAGCTGACGCTGGACGCCTTCCCCAGCGCCTTCAGGCTCACCCGCGTGCCCGTGCAGTCCGTGGCCAGCCTCATCTACGTGGACGTCAATGGGATCGCGCAGACGCTCGCCAGCAACCAGTACCTGCTGGACAACGCCGACGACAACGGCAGCGCCTACGTGGTGCCCGCCTACGGCACCACCTGGCCGGCCACGTGCGTGCAGATCAACGCCGTCAAGCTCCAGTACGTCGCCGGCTATGCCGACGCCGCCAGCGTCCCTGACGCCTTCAAGGACTGGATCAAGCTGTGCGTCGGCACCCTGTACGAAAACCGCGAGAGCGAAGTCATCCAGCGCGCGCAGATGCTCACCCTGGGCATCCACGACCGCATGCTCGACGCCTACAAGATCTGGGAGATGTAGCCATGGGTGCCGGCCAGTACAAAGACTTCATCACCATCCAGCAGCCGCCCACCGCGCAAGACGCTGCAGGCCAGCCCACCGGCGCCTGGACAGACTTCTGCACCGGCTGGGCCGACATCCGCAACCTCAGCGGCCTGGAGACCCTGCGCGCCAATGCGGACGCCAGCATCGTGCGCGTCAGCATCCGCCTGCGCGGCTACCGCACTGACCTCACCGCAGCCATGCGCGTGGTCTGCGGCAGCGATGTATACCGCATCACCGCCGTCCTGCCCGACAAGGCCGGCCGCGCCTATGTCGACCTGGCCTGCGAGATGTCCACATGAGCACCACCGTCACTATCCGCCCCGACCGCGCCAACATCGCCGCCGTCATGGACCGCCTGCGCGACAACATGGCCAAGGCCGTGCGCCCCGCCGCCCAAGCTGGTGCCCAGGTGATCTACGACGCCGTCAAGCTCAACGTCAGCAAGCTCGGCAAGTACTCCGGCAACCTGCAGGCCGCCGTCTACCAGGCCTACAGCAAGGAGAACAGCGTCCCCAACATCAAGGCCACCTACCACATCAGCTGGAACGCCGCCAAGGCCCCGCATGGCCAGCTGGTGGAGTTTGGCCACATCCAGCGCTACGCCAGCTACATCGGCAAAGACGGCAACTGGTACACCGCCGTGCGCCCCTCAATGCGCGGCAAGCCGCGCCCCGGCCGCCGCGCCAGCCAGGCCGTGAAGGACGCCTACTACGTCACCCTGGCCAACGGCCCCCGCCAGGTCCCCGCCAAGCCCTTCGTGCGCCCCGCGCTGGACCACGCCGCCGCCGCCGTCGACGCCATCGAGGCCACCCTTGTGGAGCACATCAACACATGAGCACCGTTGAACAAGACCTCCGCACGGTGCTGCTCGGCATCGTCCCCACCGTCTACCCCGACTGGGCGCCCCTCAGCTCCCCCAAGCCCTACACCGTCTACCAGCAGATCGGCGGCCAGGTCGTCAGCTTCCTGGGCCGCGAAGTGCCCAGCAAGAAAAACGGCCGCTACCAGATCGTCACCTGGGCCAGCACCCGGCAGGAGTCCACCGCGCTGGCCCTGGCCATCGAAAGTGCCCTCATCACCGCCACCGCCTTCCAGGCCGCGCCCGAGTCCGGCCCGGTAGGCGGCGCCGAGCCAGATCTCGGCCTGTATTCCACCAGCCAGGATTTTTCCATCTGGTCAGACCGCTGAGCTGACCGCCCCCGAATAAGGCCCGCCAGGCGCAAGTCCGGCGGGCCTTTGTCGCAGGCCGCTCCGAAGCAATTCGGCAGCGGCCTTTTTGTTGCCCGCGCTGCGGGTTTTTTTATTTGAAAGGCCCAACGCCATGTCTGTCCAATTGCCCAACGGCATCGTCTTCGCCATCGCAACCGCATTTGGCACTCCCGTCACGGTCACCGCCGCTTCCAACGCTGCGGAATGCGTGCTCACCGCCACCAACACCTATTCGGCTGGCGACTGGGTCAGCTTCTCCAGCGGCTGGGCCAATGCCAACAACCGTGTCTTCCGCGTCAAGTCGCCCAGCGGTACCACGCTGGTGCTGGAAGGCTACGACACCTCCAGCACCACGCTGTTCCCGGCTGGTTCCGGTGTCGGCACGGTCACCAAGATCAACACCTGGCAGCAGATCACCCAGGTGCTCAACTGCACCAGCTCCGGTGGCGACCCGCAGTACCAGACCTACTCCTTCCTGGAGCAGAACTACGACACGCAGATCCCCACCACCACCAGCGCGCAAAGCCTGGCGCTGGAAATTGCCGATGACCCCACCCTGGCCGGCTACATCGCCATCAAGAACGCCGCGCAAACCCGCGTCACCACCCCGCTGCGGGCCACCCTGCCGCAGGGCGGCTACATCGCCTACAACGGCATCTTCGCCTTCGACGAGACCCCTTCCATGAGCAAGGGCAACCTCATGTCCGTCAAGACCGGCGTCGCCCTGCAGGGCCGCCCGGTGCGCTACAGCACCTGATCCGCCACCAGTTGGTTGAGCGCCACAGGCCCGCTCTAGCGGGTCTTTTCAAGCCCGCCGGTCGCTCCGGGTCACGGGCCTTTTTCCCTTCACAACATACAGGCACACCATGTCAAAAATCACCCTGGGCAAGCGCCCCACCAGCTTCCGCACTCCGGTCAAGTTTCCTCTGCTCGATGGCACCACCGGCGTCATCCAGTGGGACTTCAAATATCGCACCCGCAAAGAGTTCGGCGCCTTCATCGACAGCGTCGTGGCTGATGCCCGCAAGGCCGGCGACGACACAGCGGCCGCCAGCGTCGCCAGCAGCCCGGCAGCCTTCAGCATGGCCGACCTCATGGCCAGCACCAACGAGAGCAACGCCAAGTACATCCTGGAGGCCGCCAACGGCTGGGACCTGCCCGATGCGTTCACCCTGGACAACATCGAGCAGCTCAACGACGAAGTCCCCGGCGCCATCGTCGCCGCCATGGAGGCCTACCGCGCCGCCATCACCGAAGGCCGCTTGGGAAACTGAGAGCGGTAAGCCGCGCCATGTTCACCCGGGTGGACATGGCCGAATGGAAGGCCGCCGGCCTTACCGAAGCAGACATCCCTTCCACCGAGGTCTGGCCCGAGAACTGGGAGGCCTACCTCCTCTTCAGCTTCATGCGCAGCCAGTGGCGCGCGGGCCCCGCCTGCCTCATCGGGCTTGACTACAACGTGCTGTACACGCGGCTGGCCCGCATGCAGCTCACCGAAGAAGACCACGAGCTGCTGCTCCAGGACGTTCGCGTCATGGAGTTCGAAGCCATCGACGCCATGACACCGGACACACCGCCACCATGACCACCGAAGACCGCAAGATCCAGATACCTGTTGAGGTAGATGCCGGCCCCTCCGCCGCCGGCTTTGCCCAGGTAGAGGCCGCTGCCGAGCGCATGGCCGACGGCGTCGCCGCCGTCTCCGGCAAGGCCAGCAAGGGCGTGGACGGCATCACCGCCGGCGCCCAGGCCGGCGCGCAGAAGTTCGACCGCGCCACCTCCAGCCTGGTGCAGTCCATCCAGCGCACCACCGCCCAGGTGGAAGCCGGCAGCCGCGCCAACTCCAAGTACTTCGAAGTCCTCGCCTCGCAAAAGGGCGTTGACCTGGCCGTCCTCAAGCCCTACCTGGACCAGCTCGATGCCGTCCAGGCCAAGCAGCCCGCTGCCAATGCCGCCCTGCAGGCCGGCAAGCCCGTGCTCGACAACCTGGGCATCTCCGCCAAGCAAACCGCCGCCGCCCTGCGCGGCGTGCCCGCCCAGTTCACCGACATCATCACCAGCCTGCAGGGCGGCCAGGCGCCGCTCACCGTGCTGCTGCAGCAGGGCGGCCAGCTGAAGGACATGTTCGGCGGCGCCGGCGCCGCAGCCAAGGCGCTGGGCGGGTATGTGCTGGGCCTGGTGAACCCGTACACCGTGCTGGCGGCGGCGGTGGGCGTGGTGGCATATGGCTACGTCACCGGCCAAAAGGAGGCCGAAGAGTTCAAGAAGTCGCTCATCACCTCCGGCAACGCGGCCGGCACCACAGCCGGCCAGATGGCGTTGGCATCAGCGCAAATCGCCAGCTTCAGCGGTGCGACGAAAACGGCAGCAGCCGAAGCTGTCGCCGCACTTGCCGCAACCGGCAAGGTCTCCGGTGACAACCTGGTCAAGTTCGGTGCCACCGCAGTCAATGCCAACAAGGCACTCGGCACCGCCATCGGCGAGACCGTCAAGAATTTTGAGGAGCTTGGCCGAAGCCCGACTGCCGCCCTCCAGAAGCTGGACGAAAAATACAACTTTCTCACGGCGTCGGTCTACAGCCAGGTGCGCGCGTTGGAAGAGCAGGGCAAGACCCAGGAGGCGGCCCGCATCGCGCAAGACGCCTACGCCAAC